TAATTTGATAAAAAATAAAGCCAGTATAAGTGATGAATTTCTAAAAGCATTGCGAAAAGATAAAAGTGCTTTAAGCACAAAAATCTTTGATAGTACCTTTAGGGATGATTTATTTAGTTCATCTGCCAGTGCAGGAGTTCAAGATGCAATATGCGGAATGTTTGGCACTAAACGCACAAAAATGAAATGGCAACATAAAGATAGCAATTATAACCGCATATATTCTTCTTTTAAACAATTAAAAATAGAAAAAGATGTACAAAAGGTATACATAAACTTAGGTTATGATGCAAGTAATCAAGCAAAAGTAAAGTCTATTGTAAGAGATTATGAAACAGCATCCGAAACGTGGGCTAATATAATGAGCGCAGAAACCTGCGGAGGCTTGGAGCTTGAATATGTAAAAGAATATCTTCCCAATAGTTATAGTAGCTTTTTGAATATTATGAAGGAGTTGAAATAGTATGAGTGTACACGAAAATCTTGAATATCAGAACAGTACCGAAAATGCCATAAAAAAATATGAAAGAGTTTTCGGTGAAGGCTCTTTTCCTGATTTCTATTTTGAATATGAATTTGACAGAGCAACATTTGAAAACAAAATTGTTGAAGCCATAAACAAGTGTTTGGAAAACGATAAAGATGTTTATGAAATGAAAATAGTTCCATTAACTACACTTGAAACCAGCTACTAATTAAAAAAACCGCTCCCACAGAGTGAGGGCGGTATTTTTATACCCATTTTTAGGAGGTGAGAATATGAAGGTTAGAGTAATCAGACAGTTCAACGACAAGACCGAGGGGTTTATTAACAGACCGATTAATGAAGTTTTTGAATGCTCCGAGCAGAGAGCAAAGGAACTCATTGACGGCGGTTTTGCAGAAGAGGTCAAGCCTGACGCTCCCAAAAAGCCGAGAGCAAAAACAGTTAAAACAGAAAAAGCAGATTAAGCGCCCTTGCATTTGATTGCATAGGTGCTTTTATTTTACCCTGCCGTAGGTTACAACGGCTGAATTTCTACCGCAGGCAAAGCGGAATACAAGCTATGCAGAAAGGATTTACTATGAAGAATATACACACACTTCTCTCCGAAATCGGCTTTACAGTTCCCGAAGATAAAAAGGCTGACTTTGAAAAAGCCTTTGCGGATAATTACAAAACTGTATCAGAGGTTGAAAAGCTCCGCACATCAAGGGACAACTACAAGTCACAGCTCGAAACTGCACAGACTGCACTCAAAAAGTTTGAGGGTGTAAATGTGGACGAGCTCAAGGGCGAAATCAAAAAGCTCAACGGCGAACTTGAAACAAAGGAAAACGAGTATCAGATAAAAATCGCCGATATGGAGTTTAACTCTGTTCTTGACACCGCTGTTTCAAAGAGCGGTGCGAAAAATGCAAAGGCTGTCAAGGCTCTGCTTGACCTTGAAAACCTGAAAACATCTAAAAATCAGGCAGATGACATCAAAAAGGCTCTCGAACAGGTTAAGTCCGAAAACGGCTATATGTTCGGTTCTGACGAGCCTTTTCAGAATCCTGTCGGTGCAACCGATACAGGTAACGGCGGTACAGGCTCAAATCCGCTTGTGTCAATGCGTGCGGCTATGGGACTTTCTGCCGAAAAGAAATAATTTTATTAAATCTATGAGGTGATTTTATTATGGCAAACACAATTGCACTTTTTAAACAGTACACAGCGTTGCTTGATGAGGTCTATAAGCAGTCTGCACTCACAAGCAAAATTGACGGTGCGTCAGACCTTGCAACACAGGGCGCTAACGCAAACGAGCTTATCATTCCGATGCTCACAATGGACGGTCTTGCAGACTACTCACGCAACAGCGGTTATGTTGACGGCGATGTTGAGCTTACGAACGAAACCGTGAAATGTAACTTTGACCGTGGCAGAATGTTCACGGTTGACACAATGGATAATGCAGAAACGGCAGGCATTGCATTCGGCAGACTTTCGGGCGAGTTTATCCGCACAAAGGTTGTTCCCGAACTTGACGCTTTCCGCTTTGCAAAGTATGCCGGTACAAGCGGTATTTCTTCCGTGAGTGCAACTCTCACAACAGGCGAAGAGGTTGTAAAGGCTCTCCGCACAGCCTCAACAAAAATGGATGAGGACGAAGTTCCTTTCGAGAACAGACACCTTTTCATTACATCACCGCTTTACGGTCTTGTGCAGGACCTTGACACAACAAAGTCAAGGGAGGTTCTCAGCCGTTTTGCAGATACCACACTTGTTCCTCAGTCAAGATTCTATACAGCAATTGAACAGCTTGACGGCACATCCTCAAGCAAGGAAAAGGGCGGTTACAAAAAGGCGACTTCGGGCAAGAATATCAACTTTATGATTATTCACGGCTCTGCTCCGATTCAGTTCACAAAGCACCTTGACACAAAGGTTATTGAGCCGTCAGTTAATCAGAGTTCTGACGGTTGGAAGTTTGGTTATCGTATGGTCGGTATTGCCGATGTTTACGAGAATAAAAAGGCAGGTATCTACTGCCATTCAGCCGTAGAGGCTTAAAGGAGTGTTACTATGACCGCTTATGCCGATGAAGGCTATTACATCTCTGAATATCTCTGTGGCAGAAAGGCGGTCATTGTTTCCGCCTTTGATTATTATGCACGTTCTGCAACCCTGCTCATTAAGGCATACACAGGCGAAAATGTTGACGGGAACAATATTCCCGAAAGCGTAAAACTCTGCTGTTGTGAGCTTGCAGAGCTTGTATATAACGATGAAAAGCAGTCCGCAAATTCAGGAATTTCATCTGCAAGCGTCGGTGATGAATCCGTAAGCTATGTGTCCGAAGAAGAGCGTAAAACCGCCCATAAAAAGGCTGTCAGACACACAATTTACAAGTATCTTGCCGACACCGATTTGCTGTACAGAGGTGGTCGCAGATGATTATTACCCCTGAAAGCTCCTGTACAATTTACAGATTCAACGGCTCAGGCTATGACCGATATTTCATTCCCGAATGTCATTGGCAGGAGAATAAGACTCGCAATGTGCTTAAAAGCGGAATGCAGAACGCTGACAGCGTGACGGTGTATATTCCGATTGAATCCGCAGGACTTTTGCCCGACTTTTTAAAGCCGAGCGAAAACCTTTTTGCAGGTCAGCTATGCACTCCTCAGAACAGTGCACAGGACATTATTATCAAGGGTGAGTGTAATTTTACCTTTGATAATTCAAGCCCTCAGAGCGTGTCACAAAGCCTTAAAACGCTAAAGCAAAAACACAGGTGCTATGCGGTTATGTCGATTGATGAAAAGCTCTACGGCGTAACCGATTTACAGCACATCAAAATTTCGGCGAGGTGATTGTATGAAGATTGTTCAACCGCCCGATTTTGTCATCAGGTCAAAAAACGGAACGGCAGGTTTCCTTTGGGATAAAAAGTTTGCAGTCCGCAAAAATGGCGATGTATTAAAGGTGCAAAAGTATGTTGACAGCACGGTTTTACGATTAATGAAACCCTATACACCGTTCAGAAACGGTGTGCTTGAAAAGTCGGCAACCCTCTCAACGGTTATAGGCTCGGGCGAAATTCATCAGAACACACCGTATGCGAGGTATCTCTACTACGGCAAGGTTTACGGTCCTAATATCCCGATTAAGAAAAACGGTGTTATTGTGGGTTATTTCAGCCCTAAAGGACAGAAGAAACACCCCACAGGTAAAATGCTTGTTTATTCTCGGGCAAAGCACCCTCTTGCCGGCAAGATGTGGTTTGAACGAATGAAAGCCGACCGTAAAAAAGAGATTTTACAGGGTGCTGCAAAAGTGGCAGGAGGCACGGCAGAATGAACATAATTGAACTTATGCAGAGCATTGTGATGAGCTTTCCAAAGCTGAACGATGTCCTGCACATTGACTACACAACCCCTGACACCGACAGCTACGGCTTATCTCCGACAGGCGACACACTGATTAAATCCGATGTTCTCGGCAATCAGGAGCGACAGCACACATTCATCTTGTACGCTGTTTATCAGTCGGTTAATGACTATGACCGACTTGCCAACAGCGGACTTATTAACGAGTTACAGCTGTGGCTTGAAAAACAGGCAAAGGGGCAAACGCTGACCGTAACGGTTGGCGACAATGAGCTTGCAGGTACGCTCACAAAAATAACCTGTTCAAACGGTATGCTTTATGACATCCCCGACAGCAATTTAATCGGTAATGTAATGTATCAGTTACAGATTACCGCAGATTACAAAATCGAAAGTGAGGAATTTTAATTATGGCAACAACACCCGATATCGGTAAACTTAAAAGAAGCTACCTAATGCACTTTATTGACGCAAGTTTTGGTGGCGAAACCCCTAAGTGGTTTTTGATTGGTCGTGACATCGAGGATATGTCCGTTGAACTCAACCCCGACACAGAAACAGTCAAGAACATTCTTGATGAAACCGTTGTAAACGATAACGGCTATGAACCGTCAATTGACGCAGACACTTATTACGCAAACACAGGCGATGCAATCTATGAAAAGATTAAGGATATTGCAATGAACCGCCTTACAGGTGATGACTGCAAGACTGCAATTCTTGAAGTCCTTGTTGATAAGAAGACAGGTCCTTATGACGCTTGGACTGAAACCTGTATCGTAAAGCCACAGTCCTACGGCGGTGCTCAGGGCGGTGTTAACATTCCGTTCAACATCGCATTTAACGGCGACAGACAGCAGGGTACGGCTACAATTGAGAAGAAAGTGCCGACCTTTACCGCAACGGTTTAATCTTTGGGGAGGGATTGATTTATGCAGAAACTTGTTTTTGACAGAGGTTACAAGGAGTATCAGATTGGCGATGATGAAAACGCAGTAATCCGTATCAATACCGCGGATGTGGGCATTCTTGCAAGGCTCAACGAGGCAGTCAAGAATATTGAGCAGATTCAGAAGAAGTATGAAAACGCTGAAAAAGCTGAAAACACAGACGCAATTCAGCTTATCACCGAGTGCGACAAGGACATCAGAGAACAGATTAACTACATTTTCGGTTCGGATGTCTGCACGGTTGCCTTTGGTGAAATTAACTGTCTTTCACTTGTGGGCGGTAAGCCGATTTTTGAAAACTTCCTTGAAGTGCTTATTCCTGCTATGCAGGCTGATTTTGAATCGGCACAGAAAATTTCCGATGAGAAAGTCGGCAAATACACTTCACAGGTGAAAAAGTGATTGAATTACTGCCGAAAAGCCTTGAGGTTGACGGCAGAAACTACGAAATCAATTCCGACTTCCGTGTTGCTCTGCTGATTTTCAAAGCCTATGCAGACGATGATCTGAACGATTTTGAAAAATGCCGAGTGTGTGTCGAGTGCCTTTACAAGGAAATTCCCGAAAATTACCAAAAGGCACTTGACAAGGCCACTTGGTATCTTGACGGCGGAGATATTCCGCAGGGCAAACAGCTCCCCGTTCGTGTGCTTGATTGGGAACAGGACGGACATATAATCTTCCCTGCTCTCAATAAGGTTGCAGGAGCGGAAACACGCACAGTCGATTATATGCACTGGTGGACTTTTCTCGGCTTGTTCAATGAAGTGGGCGACGGCTTGTTTACACAAGTGATTTCAATACGCACCAAAAAGGCAAAGCATAAGAAGCTCGACAAAACCGAACGGGATTTTTACAGCGAACATAAAGAACTTATCGACCTAAAGCCCAAACTCACAGCAGAAGATAAAGAAGAACTTGACTTCATAAATTCGCTCGTGTAGTGTAGTATTGTATCACATATTGTTGACATTCTCTAAATGTTAGTGTATGATTAAATAAAAACTATATTGTTTTAACATTTAGGAGGATGAATGATGAAAAGTAAATTTTATGAAGTTATGGCTTGGATTATCGGTATCGTCGGAATTATCGGTAGTATTGTTGCAGGTTTTCAGTTCCCGACTTCCACATACAATTCTGTTACAGAAGAATTCACAACAGGCTTTAATATGGGAATGACTGTAATTTGTCTGATTTCCGTTGCGATTCTCTGTATGATTTTTGCTGGTATTTCCTGTATTCTCAAAAAGCTTGAATTTCTTTGCGGTGAACAGGAAACAGAGGAAAGCGATGAAAACAATAGCGGAAGTACCAATTCGCCCGATAAATGGGAATGCCCAAACTGCCATTGTATGAACTCATATAGCAATGTTGCGGAATGTCCCAATTGCCATTGGAAAGCGTAATTGAGGTGCGGTATGAAAAAACTCATAGCGTTAGCATTAACCGCAGTTTTTGCAGTATCGCTTGTTGGCTGCGGTACAACAGCGGAAAGCAGTTCAAACACCGATATAAAGGCTGAAACTTCCGAAATGGTAACAACTGAGGTGGCTAAGTACAGTAATGTTGCAATCAATTCAGCAAAAAAAGCCATTCAATATATGCAGAGTTATGTTGACGGAACACTTACTGCCGAAGAAGCAGAAGCAAAGCTCGACGAGATTGAAAATGACCTCGGTGATTATATTCTGAAGAATGAAAATCTTCCGACAACTGATAATGACCGTTGGATTAGCGGTGAGATAGATTTGGCTAAATATTCTCTTGGCACTGATAAAGTCGCAAGTGTTACAGAGCATATGGATGAGCTGAAATCAATGATTGAATAAAACGAAAAAGCCACTCCAAACGGGGTGGCTGTTCTTTTGCAAAATTTTTAAGCGTACATCATAACGGTGTGCGCTGTTTTTATGCCCATTTTTAAATGAAAGGATGTGAAAATATGGCGGTTGACGGTTATCTGAATTTTGACACGAAACTTGATACATCGGGTTTTAACGGCGGTTTGGCACAGGTTAATACTACTGTTACCAAATCAATCGAAAGGGTAAAAAATCAGCTTAAGACCTTTGCAAAGACTGCCGCTGTTGCTTTCAGCACTTATGCAATTACAAATTTCGGCAAAGAGTGCATTGAGCTTGGTTCTGACCTTGCGGAGGTGCAGAATGTTGTTGATGTTACTTTTCCGGCAATGACCAAACAGGTTGACAAGTGGGCAAAAAGTGCAGCTAATTCTTTTGGTTTGTCCGAAACAATGGCAAAGCGGTATGTCGGTACTTTCGGCTCAATGGCTGAGGCTTTCGGTTTTACAGAGAAAGAAGCCTATGATATGTCAACTACGCTGACAGGACTTGCAGGCGATGTCGCTTCATTCTACAACATCAGACAGGACGAAGCCTATACAAAACTTAAATCAGTATTTTCGGGTGAAACCGAAACTTTAAAAGATTTGGGTATTGTAATGACGCAGACCGCACTTGATAGCTATGCTCTTGCAAACGGTTACGGTAAGACTACAGCCAAAATGACTGAAGCCGAAAAAGTAACATTGCGTTACAAGTTTGTGCAAGACCAGCTTGCCAATGCGACGGGTGACTTTGCCCGAACGCAGGACAGTTGGGCGAATCAGACAAGAATTTTACAGCTCCGACTTGACAGCCTGAAAGCAACGCTCGGTCAGGGACTTATCAATGTGTTTTCTCCGCTGTTGAAAAATCTTAATTCCTTTATCAAAAAATTAGATGTTGCAACGGAAAAATTCAAAAGCTTTACGGAACAGGTTTTCGGCTATTCATCTGCAACCGACAATTCCGCAAATTCCGCAAGCTCTGAAATGACAGACCTCGCCGATGAAACAAAGAGTGCAAACTCTGCACTTGCCACAACATCGAAAAAGACAAAGGAAATTAAAGACAATCTTCAAGGATTTGACAGGCTCAATGTGATGAGCCTTGAAAACAGTTCATCAGATGACAGCACAGCAGTAAACAGCCCCACAAAGAAATCTTCTAAAGCCGCAGTTAACGCACTTGATACTGCCGCAACAGCGATTGAAAAGCGTACAAACAAGGTTTTTGACAGCATTAAAAGAGCCTTGAATAATCTGAAAAATGCTTTTGTTTCAATCGGCGAATCGTGGAAGAGAGTGTGGAAAAACGGCACAGGCGAAAGGATTATCGGTAACATCAAACAGCTTTTGAAAAATGTTTTTGATATCATCGGTGATATTTCGGGAGCGTTTACAAAGGCTTGGAATAAGGCAGGACTTGGTGACGAGGTTGTGCAATCCATTATCGACAAATGGAACAGCTTGCTTGAACTTGTAAACACGATTGCAGAGGATTTTCGCAAAGTTTGGAATAACGGCACTGGTGTGAGAATTTGGACTAATATTCTGAATATTATCAAAAACTGCAACAACTACACCAAAACTCTGCGGACTAAAATCAAACAGGCTTGGGACAAAAATGAATCGGGCAAAAAGATTTGGGAAGCAATCCTTGGCATTGTTGAAGATATCACAGGCTTTTTGAGCGATATGTCAGAGATTCGCCTTGAATGGCTTGAAAGTCTTGATTTGTCACCGCTTGTATCAGCTGTTGCCGACCTCGGACAGGCATTCAGAGATTTGCTCAAAGCCTGCGGAGATAAGCTGAAACAGGCATACAAGAATATTCTTCTCCCACTTGCAAAATGGACAATTGAAGAAGCAGTTCCGAAACTTGTAGAAGCCCTTGCAGGAGCGTTAGAGCTTTTGGGTAAAATGGTAGGTTCAATAAGTGCAGACGCTTTGCAGGCGCTTGCAGGAGCATTAGTCAGTTTCGGCACAGCTCTTGTGATTTTTAAAACTGCACAAGCTATTGCAAAAGGCATAGACAGGATAAAAAACGCAATAGACGGTATGGTTACTGTTTTTAGCACGCACCCTGTCCTTGCTGTCGTAGGCGGTGTTGCAAGTGCGCTGACAGGTCTTGTGACTGCTATTAAACTTGCTAATGACGAAGAACTTGAAAAGCTCGGATTTAAACAGGCAACAGAAGAAATGCAGGGTTATGTTGATGCAGTTAATCAATGCAAAGAAGATGTCAACACTTTATGCGACGAAATCAAAGAATCGCTTGATAATACTTCCACGGATATGGGAGTTATTGACAATTACAAAGAGCGTCTTGATGAACTCTTGCAAAAGGCTAATCTCACGCCTGAGGAACAGGCAGAGCTTGAAACTATCGGCGAGTATTTTTCTGACAAGTACCCTGAATTTGAAAAAGCTTGGGATAAGTATATATTAAAAGATGATAAAGGCAAAATTCGTATAAACGGTAATACCGATGAAATCATAACAAAACTTGACGAACTTATTTTGAAGTACAAGCAGGTTGCAAGTTCAAGTGCAATTTCTGACCTTATGGAAGAAAATTCAAAGGCGATGATTAAATCAAACAAGAGCGTAAGTGATGCGGCTGTTAAGTACAAACAAGCGCAACAGGCTCTTGATGAATTTAAGGAAAAATGGAACTATGATAATCTCAATTTAGATGTTCCTGATTTTTGGACATTACAGAGTGTTGACCGAAAAGCAAACACCTCTTACGGAAAGTTGAAAGATGAATACGAAGAACTGAAAAGCAAACTCGACGAAGCAAGTTTAGGTTACGATGAAACCTGTGAAAAGGCGGCACAGCTTGAGCTTAACAGTTCAGACCTTGCGCGAATGCAGGCAGTTGTAAACGGTAATTACAGTGATGCCTCTGCGGTTCTTATGGCTTACAATGCAGGCCTTATCAGCACCGAACAGGTTCAAAAATCTCAATGGAAGTCTTTGGATAATCTTACACAAGCTGCCAAGGATTCAGGCAAAAATATGGTTTTTGGCATGTCTACAGGTGTCAAGGAATATATCGGAGATGTTAGAAAAAAAGGTCTTGAAACAGCCTCTACATATCTTGACGCTCTTAACGGCAAAGACGGTGTGGACTGTCATTCACCGTCAAAGAAAACATACAAAACAGGTGTATATGTTATGCAAGGATTGATTAATGGTATTAATTCTATGAAACTTCACCTTATGGTATGTATGGACAGCTTGGGAAATGTGTTTACAAATTCTTTTAATTCGATTTTGGGCAAAACGGAAGGCTTTATCAACAATTTTGTTAGTCCGTTCAACAGTCTCGGCAGTGCTATTTCAGGCGGAATGAGTACAGCGGCAAAGATTGCTTATGAAGCATTAGGAAGTGTAAACGGCAATGTCGGACTGCCTAATATTACGGTTCCCCGACTTGCCACAGGTACGGTTGTTCCGGCAAATTACGGTGAATTTCTTGCCGTACTCGGTGATAACAAGCGTGAGGCTGAGGTTGTTTCGCCGATTTCAACTATCAAACAGGCACTTATTGAGGCTATGGCAGAGATGGGCTCAACAGGTGACAGCTGTGACATTAACCTTACTGTAAATCTTGACGGCGAAGTGATTTTTAACAACATTGTAAAACGCAACAACGCAGTCAAAAAGCGTCACGGTGTCGGTGCATTAGGTTAGGAGATGATGACATGGCAAATTTTAAAGGCTATTTAATAAGGTTCCCTAAGAGTGGTAAGCTGTTTCCGCACGAGCTTATTGCAAAGGATAACTACAACGGAACTCCGCTCCAGAGAACCGAAATTAAGGCATACCGTGACAGCAACAACCTTCTGCACCGCACAACTTCGCCGAATTACAAGTCGAAAATTGAGTTCACAACCGTTGATAAACTCACCCTTGCACAAATGCAGTCGATTAGAAGTGCTTTGAATAGTTCGTGGGATAACTCTCAACAGCGTAAAATCCGTGTCGAGTATTGGGACGATGAACTTCTTGCATATCGCACAATGACCGCCTATATGCCCGACATCACCTATCAGGTCAAGAAAATCACCAAAAACAACATCATATACAATGCCGTGACTTTCACTTTTATTGAGTATTAAGGGGGTGACAGATTGCTATCCGTTTCAAGTACGCATAAGCAGAAAATTATTAACGAGCTGATTTCAAACAAGCTCGAAATCTTTTCATCCGACAGCAAGTTTGATGTCATCACCGAAACCAACATTGAAAGCGAAAGTATGAGCCTTAAACAGTCGATTTGTGACGAAAACAAATTAAAGTTCGGCGGTTGCATTGCTTCCGAATTTAAAATCGGATTGCTGAACACCGTTGACAGAACTTTTGATGTTTCAAAACTTGTCGGTTGTTGGATTTTAGTTAAGCTGACACAAACTTTTCCGTCAGGCTCTCCGATACTGCCGAGCAGTTCATTATATCCAAGCGACACTCTCTATCCGGGCGAAGCCGTGACAACAAAGTCGTGGTGCATTTTTAACGGTATGATTGACAAAGCCGAGGTCAATAAAACGGATCAGAACAAAATCAGCATAACCGCCTATGATGTGATTTCACAGCTTTATGAAACTGACTGCACAAACTATCTGCAAAAGCTCTGGAATAACAATTCTGACGGCATTTCGGTCTATGCACTGTTGGCAATGGTTTCTGAAGAATTTACTAACTTATGCGGTATGCCTGACGCCAGTTTTTTATCCGACCGTTTACTTAACGAGGTTATCAACAAGGTTGAGAATTTGACTGTTAAGAATATGAATTTTTTTAACAAAGTATGGCTTAATGATTCCGAAAAGGTTAATTACGGTCAATTGCTTAATTATACAGCGGAAATGCTCGGTGTGTTTGCTTTTGTTAAACCCGATAACCGAAAAGGCGGTAACATTGTTTTTGTCAACCTTGAAACCGATACAACAAAAGCAGAAAAATATGACTTTTACGAGGCATTCAACGCTGACGAAAAATCAAGCGGTACATACGGGACTGTTGACTTTGCAATCGGAGGTTCTACACGAACCGCAAAGGTGCGTAGCTACAAGTTTTTAAGCGGTAAAACCTATGATATGACAGATAACATTCTTGTATGGCAGGAAAACGATAACGCAGGCGGTGCGTGGATACATAAGTTTGAAAATCTGTTTTCAGGCGATACGGGCAAGCGTCTGCACCATAAAATTTATAAGCCTATCGAGGCAACCCTTGACGGCAGATTGTGGGTTGAGCCGGGCGATATGGTGCAAATCAAATACTATGTTACTGACGCTGACGGCAACTATGCCTATAACGCTGACGGCACTCCGCAAACCGCAACCGTGACATCATATGTGTTATCGAGAGAGCTTACGGGCATACAGGCACTCACAGACAAAATCACAGCGAAAGGAGAATAAAAATTGAACAAATACACACGAATGAACTGGGAAAACACTCCCTCGACAGCAACTCCGCTGACTGCCGACAACCTCAACCATATGGATGATGGAATTGAACAGGCTACAAACGGAGCAATTGCACTTGAAACCGAAATAGCCACGGCAAGAGGCAGCCATAATTCGCTTGGAACAAGGCTTGACGGGATTGATTCGTCTGTGTCAAATAAAGCTGACCAAAGCACGGTCAGTCAGTTATCGGCACGAATGCAGACGGCAGAGAAAGCCCTTACAGGCAAGGCTAACGCAACAGATGTAGCCAATGCACTTAAATCAAAAGAAGACAATTTAAACAAAGTAAGCTCCAAAACTGACATTACTGATAGCAGCGCTAATTATCCGAGCATTAAATACCTTGACGATTATTATTACGACGCAAACGAAGCCTACTCATCAGAAGAAACGGACAAGTTTCTTGCGACTAAATACGATTCGTCAAATATCGAAAGCGGAACATCAACTCTTACACCGTACTCAACCGTTGCCGATAAAATCAAAAGTGCAAACTGTACATATAAGACGATTGGTGACATCGTAATCGTCAGTGCAACCGTCAAAATGAATGCTGTTACAATTGGAGCAAGCAGTACATATCTGCTGATTGATTTGCCGTACAAGTGCATTGCTGTGGATAATGTTTTTTGTGTCGGCATTTCAAACCTCGGCAAGATTTTTAAATTTGCCATTCCGAAAAATAACACTTGGCTACAGTTTTCGACTCAGGATAAGACCGCATATACATTCGCAGACGGCGAGCAAATTAATGTGATTTGCTTGTACAAAATTAAATAACGGAGGTATGAAAAAATGGAATTAAAAGAAAAAATCACACTTGATATGCTCACAAAGGACAGCGTGTCGGTACTCAGACAGCAGTTTTTGACCTTTAACGGTGAAGAAATGCAGGTCGGCGGAAACATCCGCAACGCATACATGAACAGCAAATCAGGCAGAGAACAACTTAAAACGGTGCTGTCAGACGAATATTACAATGCCGTTATGGCGGTGTGGGGTGATAATCCAACCGTTGACGAGCCGACAGAAAGCGAGATTGAAGTAAAATGACACCCGAAGTAATTGTATCGGTTATATCGCTGTTTGGTACTTTAGTTGGCACTCTTGGTGGTATTTGTGTAAGCAACCGAATGTCAAACTATCGAATCGAACAGCTCGAAAAGAAAGTTGAAAAACATAACAATCTCATTGAGCGCACATATGCGATTGAACAGCACAACGCTGTTGTTGACGAGGAAATTAAGGTCGCAAATCACAGAATTGAAGACCTTGAAAAAATCAGCGAAAGGAAAGAATGAAAATGAAAAAGATTTTTACCAAAGAATGGGCAAAAGCAACAGCCGTCAGAGCTATTAAAACGGTAGCACAGACAGCTATTGCAACAATCGGTGTATCTGCCGTGATGACAGATGTAAACTGGATTGCGGTAGGCTCTGCAAGCCTTTTGGCAGGTGTATTGTCTGTTTTGACAAGCGTTGCAGGACTGCCCGAAGTATCAGAAAGAGGGGAATAACAATGAAAGTTACTGCAATTGATGTTAGCTATTGCCAAACGGGAGTTGATTACAACAAAGTCAAGAACAGCGGTATTGATGCTGTGATTATCCGTGCAGGTTTCGGCAAAGAAAGCTATCAAAAAGATAGCGAGTTTGAAACTCACTACAAAAATGCTAAAAAGGCAGGGTTGGCAATTGGTGTATATTGGTACTCTTATGCCTACTCTGTTGCAGAGGCAAAACAGGAAGCAAAAGTGTGTCTTGAATGTATCAAAGGGAAAACACTTGAACTTCCCGTATATTATGACCTTGAAGAGAGCGGTCAGACAAGGCTCGGAATGTCAGCGTTGACAAATATTGCAACTGCTTTTTGTGACGAAATCAAAGCAGGTGGCTACCGTGCAGGAGTGTACAGTAATCTCAATTGGCTCAACAATTATCTTGATTATGAAAAGCTCCGCAACAAGTACAGTATTTGGCTTGCTCAGTGGTCAAGTTCTCCAAGCAAGGCTTGCGATATTTGGCAGAACGCAGACAACGGCAGAATCAACGGCATTAACGGCAATGTTGACACAGATGTTATTATCAACAACAACATAATCAAAAAATCAAGCACGGGAGATGAAGAAGAAATGATTAAATACGGTGAACACAATACGGCGATTCTTGCGTTCAAGAAGCAGTTGATTACACTCTACAACATGAAAATCATCAAAACTAAGGTCGATAACTCGAACGGTTTCGGCGACGGCACTCTGAAAGCTGTCAAAGAGGCACAGAAAGCAGGCAATATCACACCTAATGGTGTTGTCAATGAAAAGACAGTCAATGTTATCTATCATCTCATAAATGATTGTAATTGGGCAAAAGATAAGAAAATTGCCAACGCTAAAAAGGCACTTGGCTGATGTTAAATATTTCGCACCGTTGCAAATTTTGTGTGGCGGTGCGGATGCCATAAATAAAGAAATGGGGTAATGAAAATAGTAAATTTATATCAAGGTGATTGTCTTGAAGTGCTGAAAACTTTGCCTGACAACAGCGTTGACTTGTTACTGACAGATCCGCCTTATGTGTTAAACACAAAGGGCGGCGGAACTGTAAACAAGATAATGAAATTAAGTGAATCTTTAGCGGATGTCGAGAATGCAAAAATAATTAATGGGTATGATATTGAACTTTTCGGACAAGAATTTTTGCGAGTTATGAAAGAAATCAATGCTTATTTTTGGTGCAATAAAGCACAAATATATGATTATTTAAAATTTTATGTCGGGCAACTTAAATGCAAATTTGATATAATTTGTTGGCACAAAACGAACGCTTTGCCCACTTATTCAAATAAATATTTAAGCGACACTGAATATTTACTTTATTTCAGAAAAGGAAAAGGTAAGTGCTTTCCCCACAGCTACGAGGATGCAAAAACATATTATTTAAGCATTTCAAACCTAAAGGACAAAAAATGTGGAAACATCCAACCATTAAACCTCTTTACATTACTGAAAAAATAATCCGAAACAGTTCAAAAGAAAATAACACTATTTTAGATCCGTTTATGGGAAGCGGAACAACAGGAGTTGCCTGCATAAATACAAACCGCAATTTTATCGGTGTTGAGCTTGACAAAAAGTATTACAAAATAGCAGAAGAAAGAATAAATTCAGCGATTAAACAAACTACATAATAAAATAACAAACACACAATTGCAAAAAATCCCCCTCATCCGCCGTAAAAAGTGGGTGAGGGGGATTTATTATTATTTATTATTTTCTGTTGCAATCCTTTCAAGCTCGCGGATTATGAGCTTTTCAACATATGCGGGTGGTTTCCTCGTGCCGGTTTCCCAATCACCGATAGTTCTCTTTGGAATTTCGAGCAAATCAGACATTTTAGCTTGTGTTAATCCTGCTTTTTTTCGTGCCTCTTTAATCGTCAATCTTATCAACCCCTTTTAAGTAGCCGTCAATCCAAATGACCTTGCCGGTCTGATATCTGCGGAAGTGTCCGCGAACTTGGAACACACCTTCGGGGCTTCTGTGACGGCCGACTGATGCAGCGTATAGTTGGTTCTGAAAAGGTCTGAACACGATTGTTTTGTTGCCTTTTTGATTTTTTCCGACAGCGGAAAATTCTCGTTTATCACGGTCGAGGAAGTTCCCATACCACAGGAAAGCGTTCGTGTGTATATAGGATGTTATCAGGATCATCATTACATTAAGCTGCTCTTGGCTCATTTCAGCTTCTTCTGCAATTTTATAATGAATTTGAAAATCGTTCGGGCCTTCGGGAGTAGGAAAGAACTCGCCTTTAGCGAACAGTTTTTTGTTGATTTTCAAAGAAAATCTTCTTTGAAGCCCTTTTGATTCGACATATAGGACGTATTCAGGATTATCTTTTTTTCGTATTTCACATTTTCGGAAAAACGGTTCGGCTAAGGAACATTTCAATCTGTCTTTGTCGGCCCATTCTCTAAGATAAGAGTAGGCTGATTCTTCAATATATATAGTGTTCAAGGTGAGTTAACTCCTTTTTTATTTTGAATTTATATACCCACATTTTAGATTTCTACAAAGTTCGTCTGACACTTCTTGCAAATACTCTTTTGTTGCAATCGTGATTTCATTGATGATTCCGTTGTAATCTCTTGCAACAATTTCTTTGCTTGCTACTCCAAAATTTACATTATTGATATTTTCAAATTCAATGACTAACTTGTCTACACTTTCACCGATTGCGGATTTTTTCCATCTTCTGAGGTAACTGATGTTATTCAGCACAAATTCGCCCTTGTTGCTTTCAATCAAATTTAAAATTTCTTTTTTCATAATTTTTATCTCCTTTATTAAACAAAATCTGACCAATGGTCGTTGAAGAGTTCAACAGCTTTGTCATAGTCATCTGTATAGATTACTTTGTGGTTTGATTCCTCGGGAACATCTTCTTCAACAAGAACAGACTTCGGAATCCACATTGTTTTGCGCTGGTAACAACCAACATTAAGCATTGCATATACGGCTTTTTCGGTCTCTTTTAAGATTGCAAAAACATAGCACATTGTGATGTTCTTGCCCAGTTCATTTGCCACCTTGTCAGCGAACCAATCTTTTACGGTAATTTCCTTGTTTTCTGTTCTTGTCATTTTGATGTCCCCTTTCTTTATTGTATCTATATTATATCACGCAATGCGTGACAAGTCAAGCGCTTTTTTAAAATATTTTTAGAAAAAGTAAATATTTTTTAAATTTCAACAGTTACTACAGATTTACTACAGACACAGTTTTAAAAGCCCGAAAGTGCCGATAAATACTGACTTTTTCAAAATAAACCGCATGACTGTTAATCATGATGTCACTGGTTCGAGCCCAGTTGGGGGAGCCACAACAGAGTAGTCTTTTGACTACTCTGTTTTTTTATCTAAATTTACTGCTAAATCGGGCGAGAAGGTGAGCGTTAAGAAAACAGTCCCGTGGACTGTTTTTAGTGAACTGGGATTGTGCGAGTGCTGTTTAAGAACCAAACATAGTATGCGAGGCAGTTACTTTCCTTCCTTACAAAGTAAGTTGGGGGAGCCAGAAAACGACAGGTTTTTACCTGTCGTTTTTTTAGTGAAATAAATACTTACGGATTTGTTAAATACGCTTTGCGTATGAAATATTCCTTCTTAATGTGAAATGCCTACGGTGTGAGCTGATTTATTTCATTTCACTTTCTGTGTTACCAGAAAATTTCACAATACGTTATGTAGTATTTCACCGTTTGCACAGCAAACAATTTCACGGAGCAGTTGATGTGTGGAAACGAAATTTCAGCCATGTCGAGCATCTTTTTGATTACGGCAGTGCCGTTCGTAAGGTTATGTGTATAACCAATGCGGTTGAAAGCATAAATTCAAGTTTCAGAAAAGTTACAAAAAAGGGTGCTTTTCCAAATGAAATGCACTACTCAAATTGATCTATTTACGCACAACCGAGCTGTACAAAAAGTGGAATGTCAGTAAGGTTCAAAATTGGGCTATGGTCAGAAATCAACTGGCTGCGAATGAAAAAATCAGTGCCCGTATTAAAAAATACGAGCACATGATTTAAGGCATTAACATAATTTTTTATGATCTTTATAAAACTTACACACTTTTCTTGACAAAGCCTCCTCATATCTATTATTATAATGATGATGACCATGAACTCCCATTCCCAGGAGAGAAAATGTCACCGGATGGTGGTAATAACTGGTATGTTTACACAATTTACGGTGTGAACAATCCGAGAGCTATTTTTAATAATAACACTACTGATGCTGCAACCAGACAACAACATCCCGGTATCAATCAACCCGGAATTGAAATAACAGAAGATGAAATGTGGGTAGTAAATGAAACTGCATATAGCCAAAAACCACAGGAAATTACTGTTCATTTTTATCGTCCTTCTGATTGGGAGTATTGGGACACAAGAATTTACTTCTATGAAGATAATGATATTCTGATGTCATGGCCTGGTGCATTAATGAATAGTCAAATGTATGACAATTGGTTAACTTATACGATCTATGGTGTAGATAATCCTAAAGTAATATTCAATGATTCGAAGAATAAACAGATACCTGGTGTATTGCAACCTGGGCATTTGGTTACACAAGATGTGTGGTTTAAGGATAATACTTGGACAACATATGAACCAGATTAACTGATTCATTATAAATTTCTAAAGATGAAGGAGCAATTATGTTTGCTCATTCATCTTTGAAATTAGTGCTACAAACTTTTGAAAGGTTTTATATATGAAAACAACTAGATTAATACGAGTAAATATAGTATTTGCAATATCTTTTTGTACAGTTTTTATTTTAATGTTTTCAAGTTGTAAAGAGCTATACCCTATAACAAAAACTGCTGAAGGATATACATTTGAAATTGATGAAAATCAAAACGCTACATTGATAAAAACCGATATATTGGCTGAAACCATTGAAATTCCTTCGGAAATTTCTTCATATAAAGTCAAAAAGCTAAGTTGTGTAGAAGAAGCTGCATTAGTTGGGGTGTCTCTTACAGGTGTATTTGAGGGAAATAATGTTGTAAAAGAAATTATAATACCTGAAGGAGTAGTGGAAACTTATGGCCCGGCTATAGCTAATTGCTATAATCTTGAAAAAATTACTATACCAGGCACAATGACGACATTTGACGTAGTGCGGTGTGATAATTTAAAGGAAGTGAACATTGTTGACGGAGATACTATTACCGAATCCTTTAGTTTCAGCAATTGTTCCGGGCTTGAAGAAATATACTTACCGAAGCAAATTAACAAAATCAGCACTAATGCTTTTGCTCGTTGCTATTCATTAAAAAATGTGAAGTTTTCAAAAAATGTTTATTGTATAGAGAGTGTGGCTTTCCAAGGATGTACTTCACTTACAAATATTGATTTATCCGACAAGCTATCAGAAATAGGTTCAAACGCTTTTCAATGGTGTACTTCTCTGCAAACTATTGATGTTCCGTCAAAGGTCAGGATTATTGAGAGCTGGACATTTGATGGTTGCAAATCTCTTGAAATAGTGAATTTGCCTGAGGACTTAATAAAAATAGGTGACGGAGCTTTTCGGGATTGCGTTTCTTTAGAGAGAATTAATGTCTATGATGAATGTGATTACATTGCGGACAACGCTTTTGATGGATGTGATAAACTTACAATCTGCGGAATAAAGGGTTCATATGCCGAGCAATATGCAAACGAACACGATATACCTTTTGAAGAATTAGATACAACAATTCAGTCTGTAAATTAATAATTATCGGTTTGTTGATAATTAAAACTATATT